AGCTACTGTGACTCTGTACAACCCGCCAGCGGCTGGTCAGAAGGTGTATGCCAACTACTACCGCAACATCCTGAACGACCACAGCTACACGCTGACGGTTGTTAACCCGGCTCAGGCTGGTCAGGGTACTTACACCATCAAGAATGAGTTTGGTTATGTGCTTCCAGTGGTTTCGTTTGACGAGACCGGAAGTTCAGTAGCCGACCCCAACTTCCAGACCACTGGACTTGTTTGGCCGAACGCTTTCTCGGATGCGTGGGATGAACCGAATGCTGTCGATGAGACCGTCACTCTGACGTTCAACAACGACGGTACAGGCGTCATCACCCCCGCCACTCAGGCAAGCCTCACCACACAAGGCATCACCTTCACCGCTCAAACTCCGGGCACTGTTGGCAACGCAATCCAGATTGCCTTCGACGCTTCGGCTGGAACGGGTGTGGTGGTTTTGAGTAACGTAGCCACCATCGGTGGTGCTATCACTCAAGCTGCTGCGGCTGCTTTGTTCCCAGTCACGGTTTCAGGAATCGTGGTCAACGCCTCCAGCGTCGGCTCTTCCCTGATTTCCACGGCTGCTGCTCTTAACCTTTCAGGTGGAACAGCCGCAATCACAGGTCCTGTGACGCACAGCTACACAGTGACTTCAAGTGCAGGAAACTCTGGTTCTCACGGACTTGGCTACCTCGACCAGACTTACGAGGACGCTACCACCGGACTCAAGTTCACTATTTTGAACCCGGCTGATGCGTTGGCAAGTTCGTTCTACGGTTACACATCACTGCCCTCTCCTCAGTACAGGTTCGCACCGAGTGACTTCCTCACCTTCGTGGTTAGCAAGTCAGCGGTACGCTCCACGGGCACTGTGTACTTCCCGTTCGGACCGGCTCAACCGAACAACCTCGTCGCCATCCCCGGTTTGAAGACCACGGTGGTTACGACCTTCGGTGCCAATGCTGGCGACACGGCGATTATCAACACGTACAACAAGTCTGGCAACACCCCGTCTGTTGGCGAGTTCTACTACGTGACCTTCACGGTTGCTAAGACCGCCGCCGATATGGCAATCCAGATTTTCGACAACGCCGCAAATGCCTACACGGCATACGGTCAGCCGAACACCACCAACCGCCTGTCCCTTGGCGTACAGTTGCTCACTCAGAACGGTGCCCAGACATTCGGTTGTATTCAGGTGCCGAAGCAGACTGGTCTCAACACGGCGTCGGACGCTTCCTTCATCTCCGCCATTCAGACCCTCACGGTCAATCTGCCGGGGACAACGCAGAAGGCAAACGTCATCGTACCTTTGAGCACAAGCCCAACGGTTCACCAGTTCTTGAGCCGTCAACTCATCACGCAAGCCACCGTACGCTACAAGGGCGAAGCAATCGGATTCGTGGGTTACAGTCAGTACACGACTCCGGCACAGGCTATCGCAAACGCCACAGGTCTGGCGAACTCCCGTATGATTGCTATCGGCAACCCAGTTGCTGGTATCCAGATTACGGAAACTCAGACAGGTGTCGCGGTAGAGTACGCGGTCTCCGGTGAGTTCATGGCAGCGGCTCTTGCTGGTTTGAACACCAACCCGGCGAACGATGTGGCGACCTCGTTGACCAATCAGCAGTTGGTTGGCTTCACTCGCCTCCTCATCCGCTACGACGATGCCACGATGAACAACATGGCGGCACAGGGTCTTGTTCTCCTCACCGACAACAACGGTGCGTTGAATGTTCGTCACTACAAGTCCACTGACCCGTCGAACCCGATTACGTCAGAACCAACCTGCACGACAATTACTGACTACGTTCGTCAGCAGTTCCGTGCCGACCTCAAGCAGTTCATCGGTCGCAAGCTGGTTGACAGTCTCGTAAACGACATCACCGCCGTTTGCAACGCTCGTCTCCGCTCGTTGGTTTCAAACGAAATCATCACGGCGTACCAGAACTTGGCTGTCATTCCTGACCCGAATGACCCAACCACGGTCGATGTGACTGTGACCTTCAAGCCGATGTTCAGCTTGCTCTACATCAGCGTGACCTTCACGGTTACAACAACCCTTGGATAAGAACGATGAAGGGGTGGGGAGACTCACCCCTTTACGACTTCGGAGCTATAGATGAAGATTACCACCGTGATTACGCAAGCGAATGGGATTATCAGTGTTGTCCTTCAGCCGTCCTTTGTGGGCGACATTACGGACCCCACGGATAAGGCATTGATTGCTGCTTTCGGCGACCCTCAAGTCAACATCGCGGGGAACTTCACCGACCCGAGTGACACGACCTTCACATTTCTATTTCCCACTACGGAAGCCTATGTAGGGATTACAACTCAGCTTTCCTCACAAACTGTGAGGTTTATGCTTGCACTCCCTACCGGTCCTCCGAATCAAGCAGCACCTGTTCAAGGACCGTTTGATTGCATCACACCAAATCCGAGTAGAGCCGCTTCAGTCTGGCAAAGTGTTATGGCTGGTCTTGGGGGTTCCTCTCGAATTGGACAAGCTATGGCAGCGTTGCGGAGCCAGAGTCTGGTTCCTTCAATTCCTCCTATCACGATCTAACCGGAGAACTAGATGGCATCCCGATTGTTCGCACGCCGCCAAAAGAAAGCAACGACGATTGTCTCCAAGCAAACTTTGGAGCAAGCGATACAAGAAGCCAACGAGTTGGTTGGGCATCTGACGGAATCATCACCGAACGATTCCCGCATTGACCAACTTCAGAAGGCTGTGGGTTTTCTTGAAGGCATCATCAGCAAGTCACCCGTTGATATGCAGCAAGAAGGAGCATCAACCTTGGATGATTACTTGGATGATGCGGTTATGCCAGAGATGGCACAGAAAATCAAACAGGATGTGGACATGATTGCCAATATGAAAAATTCTACCCCGCAACAAGTGCCAGCACCAGCAGCGACCATCGCTTCGGGTAGCGACAATTGGGTAAGCGACCGGGAAGAAGACGGTAAGCCAAGACACCCGAACTAGCGGAGGTTCCTCGCATGGCTGGCAAGAAGAAGGCTGAAGTAGTTCAGAAGCCGGAAGCCGATATCAATCAGCTTTCCAGCGACACTCTAGCCAAGATGCAGAAGGCTCTTGCTGGTTCTGAAGACCTCATGAATGACAAGGCTGCACAGGCTTTCATCGCGGCGATTGCTGAAACACTCATGAACCGTCCGGTTGAGACAGAAGCTCCTGAGGCACCAGCCCCAGCGGCGGCTGCTCCCGCTCCTGCTGCACCTGCGGCAACACCGGCTCCAATGCCAGTCGCGGCTTCTGCTCTCGGTGGCTTGTACCTAGCATCTGCGGAGGAAGAAGAGGCTAAGACTGCGGCAACACCTCCCGGTATCAGCGAAGAGTTGATGCACAAGTTGAAGAGTGAGTACCCCGGCGAGAAGGATAAAGCGTATGCCACGGCGTGGAAGATTCACAACGACAAGAGCGCAGCGATTCACATTTTGAATCTCGCTGCGAAGGCGGCAAGCGGTCAGGGTGGTTCTTGGTTCGTATCCCAGAAGAGCGAAGGTCTGCAAGTTGATGAAAGCGGCGGTCGTACTCCTGAGATTGAGGAAGCACACTCGAAGCAGGATGACAACACCGGCATCAAGCGTCCGGCGACTGAAGACATTAGCAAGTTCGCTGGTGACATGACCACGAACAAGGCGGTGAAGATGGTCGAGAAGCTTGGCGACCAGCTTAAGGCTCTCTACTTGGAAGCCAAGCCGGTTACACAAGTGCTTGACTCCCGTCCAGTTCGTGAGGCTATCGAGTCCGTCTATCGTGCATACGACATGATGGGCGAAGCAGCTAAGGTTCTGAACAAGTTGAACATGCAGGAAGAGTCGGAAGCTGCGGCTTTGGAAGTCAAGGAAAAGAACAAGAAGAGTTCGTTGCTATTCGGATTGAACGTAGCGGACGAAGAGTAAGTAATTTTGGGGACTACGACTACCTGCTTCTGAAATGAGGCTGGGTTTAGCCAAGGAGAAAACAAATGGCGCAAGGCGGCTATATTTACCAACAGGGTACGAGCGCACAGACTGAATCTGTCATCTCGTCTCGCTTTAAGATTTTTACTGATGTCGTTGACGTTGGTAAGTTCGTGAAGCTTGGCGTAACCTCGTCCTTCACACTCTCGGAAACGAAGAACGTTGAGACTATTCGTGGTCTCGGCTACGGCGACCAAGTTGCCGAGCTAGTGCCCGGTGTCACTGAGCCGATGACGCTTAACATCACCCGCACCTGCTTGTATCTTGCGAACCTCCAACAGGTTCTCGGTTACAAGGCTGGCGTGTCCGGTGCCGTTCGCTCTCTCCGTCACCACAAGTGGCCGTTCGATATCAAGACCGAAATCGTGTTCTCGCAGCTTGCCTCTGAGGACCCGAACCTTGGTCAGGCTATCAAGGCGGATATCCCGAACGAAGGCGGACTCAACAACACAGGTAACCCCGGTCTCTACGCCGTGGCAACTGTGTATGAAGGCTGCTGGATGTCGAGCTACAACACTGGCTACGATATCGGCACTGCGGCTGTGAACGAAGAATGCACTATCTCCGTCACTGACATTTTTGATGTTGCTGGTAGCGTCTATGGCGAGTTCATCGACAGCGGTATGAACAGCGGTGATACAACAGGTCGTTCGCTCCTCTACAGCATCAGCTAACTGGTTGAGCCCCCGGTTCCCCACTGGGGGCTCTCCCTTCTGAGAGGACGAACCCTTTAATGCCTAGTCTGAACCCACAGCCGAAGTCAGTTCCTACTCCTCCGGGTTTTCTCTCTGTAAACCCACGAGCCGTCGCGCCCATTCTGAATAAAGAACCGGAACAAGAATATAGCTGGGTTTACATCCGTGATTACGGATTCTTCTTCCTTGAAGGCTTTGAGTCTAACCACTATCGCTTCTTCAGCGGCAGTGGAAAGGGCAACACTCGCACTGAAGTTATCCCCAACAAATACTACGACGAGTGCAATCGGGGCTACGCTTGGGTTGACCGCCCGAAGAAGCAAGTTCAGATTCAGGTCTCTCCTATCCTCGAAAGGTACAAGCCCGAACTTGACTACGTTCCTCGCCAAGTTGTAGAGGGATTCAAGAAGGCGTTCCCTCGATTCAATGTGTTCGTCAAGGGAAGCCACATGGCTTCGGCGGCGAAGTCCAAGGTTGCTCTCGATGCGATGCTTGAGATGTACAACGATGAGGATTACGCCACTCATCAGCATCACTCCGACCCCGACTTCACAACTCAAAATGGCAAGATGATGGAGAAGGGGACTGAAGTTGAACAGGGTACTTTGAATTCGATACCCGGAAGTTTGCTTGCCTCCAAGTATGCATCGGCTGCTCTTCCCGCTGGGTATGAGCCCGACGATACTCTGACAGATAGCACCTTCAAGTGGATTTGGAGTTCTCAGACCGGACCTGTCATCTTCAAGGACAAGACAACCAAACGCCCCGAATACCCTAACTTGAGGGTCTCGTGTGTCCACGCCGATGTTGTCTACCTGAACCACCTGAAGTATGACACAACTCCCATGGGGTACATCGACGTTCGCAAGGATTTCAAGACCTTTCGTGTGCGTTCAACAGGCGGATTCAGCAGCAGTGCGGAACTCACCGATGCCATTGATTCAGTAGCTGAAGCGTTCATCGAAATGTATGGGCTTCAGGATTTCAACGTGGAAGTTCCATTGCATTACGGATATAAAGGCATCTTTCAACAACCTACAGTAGAGGATGAAGATGGCGAAGAGGGCATCGCCCAGTTCGCTTCGGATGCGAAAATGACTGATAAG